TCGGTGCTCTCGCGAAAGTATTTAAAAGATGATTATGAAGGAGCCCTTGGGAACGTAGGCGCTTGGGGCTCTGCTCGTAGGGCTCCTTTGCAGAGGCTTCTTAAAAGAAAGTAAGCGAAGGGAGAGGGTAGAGCAGAGCCGCTTGGGAAGGATCGCCTTGGGGGCTCCTGAGCGTAGCGGCTCGCGGAGGAGAGTGAACTGCTCGTAGGCATGTGCATCTCCTTTACCTATCGTAAATCGTAGTCTCATGAGACGTGAATGAGACTCATTTGAGACACCAGTTATAGCTTGAAAGTTTAGAGTTGTGCCAATTAACAAACTGGCTAAAGCTATGATTTCCGCATGAAATACTACGACCCTCAAGAAACCACGCTGATTGTCACGCAAGTATGGAAAATCCACATCACAGCCCGTCGTTATTTCAATAAGTGCATGGTGGAGATCAAGGAAAAGCTCCAGCCAGAGCGTGATTGCATTTGGAAGTCGTCTGTGGGTAAATACGATGGGTATCAGGCGGACCTCGCTTCTTTCTCCATTGACTCTGCCCTTGACTCTGCCCCTGGTTTTGCCTATCCTGACTGGTGATCGCCTCTCCCCTTCCCATGGACTCTTCCTTTAATGCCTTTAGCAAGGTTGTCAACAAGCATGTGCTTGGCTCTCAGGAGCGCTTCAATGAGCTGAAAGAGCGTCTTGCCGTGTGCGAGCATGCCACGAGCAAAGCAGGAGCTGCAGCTCTTGGCTATCTCATGGCAATGGAGGAAAAGGAGAATGCTCCTAATGTTTACGATCAAGTGTTATATGAAGTGGAAAGCGATCACAAAGACAGCCTGGCTCGCACCGATGCAATTTTTACTGCCATTTATAAATGGCTGGATGCAATTCTTGAAGAAGAAGATTATGAAAAAGACGACTACACTAGAAAACTGTTCTCAGGAAGGTTTAATCAATACATGCCTTAGTAAGTAACAATTACTACTGCACTTTCTTCGCCATTGTTCTTAGCCTTCTGTAAAAGCAGGAGGCTTTTTTATGGGCTTTGACGACTTGCCTTGTCCTTTCATGGTGGGCTCTATCAAGCTATGGCCTGTCCATAGCAGGCCTGGCTTTCAATGGTTCATTGCTCATGAAGGGAAGCCTCATTATTTCAAAAGCAAAAACGAGGCGCTACTTTTTGCAAAGGATGCCCAAAGCGGAAGTGATCCTGAAGGACTAGTGGATTGAGGCTAAACTAGTTGGGTTATTCGGCCCGCTGAGAGCGGGCTTTGTTGTCTCATGAATCTCAAAGAAGGCGCAAAGTGCGAAAAGATTGCTCGCACTGGCAGGGTGCAAAGTTGGTTAGATGATGCAGATGGTCGCTTGCCCGTGAGCTGCACTGTCTTCGTTGTGGAAGATTCAATGGAAGGCGATAGTGGCATTGAAGATTCCTGGCGTTTTGTATCCCATGGTCTGCGTAATGGCGCTGGCGTGGCCGTCCATTTGTCTAATTTGCGCGGCAAAGGCGAAGAAAATGGCAAGGGGCTAGTGGCTAGTGGCCCTTTGAGCTTCGGCAAGATTTATTCCACACTGAATGAAATTCTTCGTAGGGGCGGTAAGTACAAGAATGGTGCCGTGGTATTGCATCTTGATTACGACCATCCCGATGCCATTGATTTCATCACTGTTTCTCGGCAAGAGCTTCCATGGGTGAAGCGCTGCCTGAATGTTGATGAAGATTTCATGGAGAAGGCATCGCCTGAGCTGATTGATGCGCTGTTGAAGGGCATTGGCTCTGGCGACATGTGGCTCAATAAGATTCGCTATGACGATGAAGGCGAGCGCATCCGCGCCAATGTTTGCCTGGAAGTGTATTTGCCTCATCGTGGCACTTGCCTCCTCCAGCATGTGAATATGGGCGCTTGTGGCCTGGAAGATTTGTCTGATGCTTTCGTACAAGGCATGGAGCAGCTTTGCAAGCTTCATCCTTCCACTGGCGTGGGCGACACTGGCGAATATCTTCCCCCTTCCATTGACAAGCAAGTTGGACTGGGCGTGCTTGGCCTGGCTAATTTCTTGGCTAACGAGGGCGTGTCCTATGAAAAGTTTGGCAAGGCCTTAGAAGCCTTTCTGGATGATTCCACTAATTCTTGGGAATCAAAATGGGAAGATACGCTGGCTGGGCAAATTGTGCTGCGTCTTGATGAAGCCATTCAAGATGCTGCAGAAATTGCTCGCGATCATGGTATGAAGCGAGCATTCTGCATTGCTCCTACAGCCTCCTGCTCCTACCGCTATCTAGATAAGAAGGGCTTCACCACCACGCCTGAGATTGCTCCTCCCGTTGGTCGCCTCGTGGACCACGATAGTGGCACTTTTGGCGTGGAGAGCTTTGACTATGGCGAAGTGGAAATTGCTGAAACCGTTGGCTGGGACAACTATTCGCGAACAGCGAACGGCATTGTCGCTCTCTACCAGCAAACCGGCCTTTTCCATGGCTATAGTTTTAATAGTTGGAGCGATGTGGTCATTTATGACCGCCAGTTCCTGAAAGATTGGCTTGATTCCCCTCAAACCAGTCTCTACTATTCGCTGCAAGTTCTTCCCGACACGCAGCGTAAAGACGATGCCTTTGCGGCACTAGACGACGATTTTAAGAGCATGTTTGGCCTCGTTGACAGCGAGGTTGAGGAGGAGACTGTCGCTTGCGACATTAGTGCTGGCTTCTGTTCCAGTTGTGCTGAATAGTTCCTTTCCCATTGTTCTCTTTTGGGCCGCCAGGCGGCCCTTTCTTTTCCCCTTTTGCATTATCAAGAATGACTGTTCAGACGAGCCCCTATTTGTCCATGATTGCCAAGAAGCGCCCCTGGCAGGCGACGCCAGTAGATAATTCAGCCGTCAAAGAAGGAGCTGAAGAAACATTGTTCAAGACTCTTGCACTGCGTCACCTTGAGCTTCCAGTAAAAGATCTTTTAGAGCAAGGCTTACAACGGGATCTTCCCACTACTGCTGGAGTAATTGAAGCATTGCGCTCCAATCAGAAAGATGAAGAGCGTCATGATGAGGCTCTTAACTATGTGGCGCGTGCTTACGGTGTAGACGAAAAAGCCGAAAGTGAAGCAACGAACATTTTAAAGGTGTGGATGGAGCATCCTGCCCACCCCATTCATAAAGTTGCCATCATTGAGCGCTCTGTATTCTTTGTGGCACTGCCGTTCTTCCGCTTTAATGGCAACATTGGGATGCGCACTGTTTCAGCCGACATCAGCCGTGACGAGCAAGTGCATTGCGGAGTGCATGGTTTGGTGGCCAAGGAGCTAAATCAGAAGGACTCCGAAAGTTTAAACAAACTGCGTCGCGCCACTGTTGAATGGCTTTTTGAAAAACTCGGCAGTCACGAAGACAAGTGGCTTGACAAGGATGCCTGGATGAGGCGCTCCGAGCGTCTATTTTGGGAAGGCAAAGCTCCTGATATGGCGGACTCTCGCAACTCAAGGATGATTTCCTTTTTTGAAAGTTCAAACGTGAATCTTCCTAGCTACGGACGCTAGTGTTTACGGGTCGTCTGAGAGTCGTGGGGTGTTAGAATTTTCTTCTTTGAGCACCCCATGGCCATTTTGGAAAAACAATGCACCAAGTGCGGCACCGTAAAACCTGCAAAAGATTTTTATAAAGAACGTCGCGTTGCGGATGGCCTAACTGCACGATGCAAGCAATGCATGAAAGCTGACGCAACTACCAGTTATCAGTCACGAAAAGAAGAAGTTTTAGCTGCTCACAAAGAAAAATACTGCGCAAAGAAAAACAGAGAAAAGCATTTAATGTCGCATTACGGAATGACGATAGAAGAGTGGAATGAAATGTTTGCCTCTCAAAACTATCGTTGTGCAATTTGCGGATCAAAACATCCAATGCATAACAACGGTCATTTTGTTGTTGATCATTGCCATGATTTGAATTTTGTGCGGGGCATTCTTTGTGGACAGTGCAACAGCATGCTTGGCCTCGCTAAAGACGATCCAGATACCTTGTTTGATGCTGCAATGTATTTATGGTCACGTCCGCATGGAGAGCCAATCTCTGAGCGACGATCTAGGCACAGATGCGCTGGCCGTGGCAAATTATGATATATTGACACCGACAGAGGTCAAGCCCCTGCTTGCACGCTTGATCCATCTGGGAAGCTGAGACAGCGCTAAGCAGATAGCTTAGAAGAGTGAGGTGCAACCCCTCGCATTCCCCCTTCCCATTGCTTCCTTATGAGCGCCTTTGTCATTGGAGACACCCACTGGGGGCATTCCAAAAGCTTGTCTTTCATCCAGCCCGATGGCTCTCCATTGCGTCCCTTCTCTTCGTGCGAGGAGATGGACGAAACAATGGTGGAACAATGGAACTCAGTGGTGCATCAAAAAGACACTGTGTACCACTTGGGAGACGTGGCCATCCCTCGCAGTGGTCTGAAGAACTTAGCAAGATGCAATGGGAGAAAGATTCTCATTAGGGGCAACCACGATACGTTTAAGCTCAAGGACTACGCCGAGTATTTTGAAGACATTCGTGGCGCTCATTTTCATCAACCAGGCTCATCAATGCTTGGCGGCTTAATCTTCACTCACATTCCCGTACATCCTGATAATCTTCAAGGACACTACCGTGGAAATGTGCATGGTCACTTACATTGCCATCAAGTAATTAAAGATGGGCAAATTGACACAAGGTTTTTTAATGCTTGCGTAGAAAGAAATAACTTTACGCCGGTAGCATTAGAAGACGTGGTAGCCTTCTTCAAGGGCAATGACAGAGCGCCGGACGTTCAATACGCCACTTAGGGCGCCCTGGAACCCCATTGTCTATCAATGCTTACGGGCAGTGGACTGTCATAATGAACAATATTTCCTTACTGGCGATGCTTGGCACCTTCAGCAAGCAGAAAGCATTAGAAAATACGTCAGGTCTTTAAAGGATTGGATTTGTGAAGAAGAGAAAAAGCCTGTGGCGAATTTGGGCGAAAGCACTAGGCCCAAAGGAGGGAACGAATGAAAAAGAAGCAGACGTTATTGCTTTTGTGCGAACTATTGTTTTTATTTCATATTTGGGTACTAATGCTTGTATTGTTGCAGGAGTGATTAGACATTGGAATAATTAATCCCCCTAGTCAGATTTGAACTGACACTGAAGCGATTTTAAGTCGCTTGCCTCTACCGATTGGGCTATAGGGGAGTGGGGCAGAGTTTCGTCGCAGTAGACGATCAACTGGTGCGGCCAGTGCTCTGCCTTGATTTGTGGAGGTGCTTCAACTCACCTCCGAGCGAGAGTCCAGAACGGAACCCCCGTAAAAAGCCAGCATTGACGAGGATACTGGCAGCCGTTGGCCAACGGGCTCCTGCAGGAAGCCCTCAAAGCTTAGCAGCGCCAGCTCCAGAACACAACCGCCCCTTCTAGGCACAATTGCTTATGCACGCGCCTGGCTTCATGCAGTGGCACCACGATTTCCCTTGTTTCGCCATGGAGAATGAAGAGCAAGCCAACCATGGCTATACATCGTATATACGACACCGAGCAGCACTAGGGTCCGTCTTGCACATGGTTTCCCACCATTGCTCCCTGCAGTGATCCTTGCTCAGCAAATAATATTCTTCCATCCAATAGACATAGGCCTGCTCTGCGAGGCGCCTGTCTTCAGCAACAATGCCTGGCTCTTGCATGGCATATGCAGCTTCAATGGCTGAATGGAATGCATCTTCAGCCGCCTTAGTAAGAGCCATGGGACGAAAGCAGATAAAGTTAGTCTATTCCTTCCCCTTCTTTCTTCGCTCGTTCATTTTTAATAGCTTGTAAGAATTTCTTCAGACGAGGCAATAACGAAGGTTGGTAAAAATGATCAGCAGCAAGAAGTTGAAGAGCAGTTTGCCTATCTGCTTCTAATAGTGCTACTAAATATGACGCCTCTTTAGCGGCAAGATCAAACGCTTTCATCAGTAGTTAAATTTTTGAAAATTCTACTGACTATTGACGGAGAAGTCCTTCTAGCCAATTAAGGTCATCTTCTTTTGATGCTTCAAGAATGGCAGCAGCAAGAGCAAAGCAAAAGTCGTCCACTCCACTTTCTTTACCACCAGTCACTGACCATTGACCACTTTGTCTGTACAAAACATTGAGGTTTTTAAGCTGGCGAATGGCACGCTCATGCGGGTAGATGTCCACTAGACCAGCATTAAAGAGTTCTTTCATTTTGCTGAAAGCTTTCATCTTGGTGCTTACTGACCAAGTGAGTTCCCTAATGGGGAAGTCAGTATTGAGACTTTGGATGGTGGCAGAACTGTTGAACTGGTCAAGCACAATGCTGTCAAATTGATAAATTTTATGGTGCTCTCGTATCCAGTCTTCTACGGCTTGAATGCTCACCTCCTTTTTCCCATTGATCTCAAAATCAGCCATGAAAACGTGGAACTTGTCAACGACTAAAGTTTCCTTCTCAAAATGCACGATGCATGAAACGTATTCGTCGCGGCCCACGCCACCACGAGCAGGGTCCAGCGCCAGTACATACTTGCCCATCATTTGACGGTTGGGTAGTAGCACACCACGCTCCCTGTTGATGGCGGCCTCCACGATTTCTGGCGCCAGCAGCGAGGACTTGTTGCCCCTAAAGCGTGCGCCATATTCTGTCCAAAACTTATCTTCATCTCGCTTTTGCTCTGCTTCTAGGAAGGGACAGCCCCAAGGCAAATTAGGGTTGATCTCCCAAGTGGGAATGTTCTTGGCTTGCATGAAAGGAAACTCTCCACTTTCTGCCTCCTTGAAATGTTCGTAAAATAATCCATCCGTCAACCATGGCGAAGACAGCTCCAGGATTCGCCCATTGTCTCCGAACTGAGCGATGGAGGGGGAAAGTGCGTCGTAGATGGCTTTAGCGCCACGGTTGGCATCGCCTTCTAGTTGGAAGGCAAGCTCGTCAAATACGCACATCACTACTGCCTTACCCCGTGATGCACGAGCAGAGGCAGGAATGGCTTGGAACACGCAGCCATTACTAATTTCAATTTCAGTGGCAGTTTCCCTAGTAATTTCTTCGCCTAGAGGACTGTCCAGCACTAACTGGCGAATGTTATTCAGGGCAATCTTTGCCTGCTGCTGATCGTTTGCAATGGTAACAATGTACCATTTCTCATTCTTTCGCACTCGCCGCTTGTAACTGGCCTCTAGAACAAAGCAGGCATAGACGGCTGCAATAGAAGCCATGAGAGTTTTGCCAGAGCGCCTACCGAGAGCCCAACAAGCATGAGTCTTGCCACCGCCAAAGTATTCATCAAGAATTTCCTCCTGCTTGGGCCATAGTGCAGTGTTTAATACATGCTTGGCAAAATCAGAGCACTTTAATTTCGTCATTTAAAGCTTCCATGGGGGCAAGGGCTTCTTTGGGAACAAAGTATGCAGGGCGTCCGCGAGCAGGGTCTGCCCAGTATTCTTCTTTCATTGCCTCTCGGCCATAGCACCAGCCATGAATGAGAGTGGTTTTGTCTTCAATGGTAACCAGTACAAACTTCTTATCAGGATCTTCGTTCTTCTGAACAATTAAATCGTATTTGTGCTTGCTGCGAGTCTTTATGTCCATGCCCGGAAGATCATCGCTACCACGTTTGGCTTGCGTTTCTTTATAGAGAAAGCTCTTCATGCCTAGATGGGCGGCCACGGCCATTTCGCCTGCAGCGCCGAGCAAGTGAATGTCAAGGGCTTTACTGCCTTGCCATGCCCCACCATTGCGCCCACGCAAGCCTTTGGCTTCATTAACGCCTTGCCGCCTCAAGCCTTCTTCCATCGCCAGGGTTCTTTCCTCTTCGGAAAAGACAAATTCAATGGGAGTGGGCATAAATAGGAAGAGATCAAGGCCATGTTAGCCACTGTTAGCATAGACGCAATGCACACAAATGATGAAAAATGTCTGAAGAGCTGGTGGATTTAGGGCATAACGGGCAATCAGGCTTGCGCGTGGATGGTCTGGTTAATGCCCTGACTGGCATGGGCACCTCTAGGGACAAGAGCCAATACACCGGCTCCTCTCCCATCGTCTTCCTCACCCAAGAAGAGCTTGAAAACCTCTACAGCGAGTGGATTCCCAAGCGCATCGTGGACATTGTTGCTGAACAGTCCACGCGGAAAGGCTTCAAAGTATTGTTTGGCGGAGAGGGCGCAGCGGCAGAGGAAGTGACGGGCATTGAGCAAGTAATTGAGGATTTGTACATCCTTGAGAACCTTGGCCTGGCTTCTAAGAATGCCCGCCTATTCGGCGGTGCTGTCATCCTTCTTTACATTGACGACGGACGGGCTGCTGATCAGCCAGTGGACTACAGAAACATTCGTGCCATTGAAGGCATGGAAGTACTGGACCGTTGGCAGATTGCGCCAATGATTAATGAAGACAGCCTCTACGATTATTCCAAGGCAACGTATTATCAAATCATTTCTGGCGATCTAATTAGGCAGCCACAATTAGTCAACATTCATAAAGACCGTATTCTTAGGTTTGACGGTGAGTGGTTGCCTTATCGCATTCGGCAGAGGAACTATGGCTGGGGAATGAGCACGCTGCAAAGCGTGTATGACAGCTTCCGTTTCTATTCCACTGGCATTAGTTCTGCTGCAACGCTGCTAACGGAGTTTGACATTTTTGTGCATAAACTTCGCGGTCTTTCTTCCATGCTTGCTGCTGGTAAAGAGAAGGATGTGCGTGACCGCTTAGTGCTGAACGATATGAGCAAGAGCATCTATCGCGGCTATGCCATTGATGCAGAGAAAGAAGAGCTTGAGTTTATTAGTAGGAACTTTGGCGGCGTAGGCGAAATCCTGGAAAAGCTTCGCATTGACATTATTGGCGCCTCGCAGATTCCCCACACTATTTTGTTTGGCGAAAGCCCTGGAGGTCTTGGCTCCACTGGTCGGAGCGAAGAGCGTGACTTTGCCAAGCACTTAGGCGATTATCAATCCACTCATTACAAACGCCCCCTTCAGCATCTCATGAAGATGATCATGCTAAGTAAGGATGGGCCCACTCAAGGGAAACTGCCTGAATCGTGGCGCATCAAATTTAATGATTTGTTTGAGCTGAACGAAAGGGAGAAGGC